AGGCAGTTGCAACAAAACATGGCAGAGCGAAATTTTTTCTTGCATCACGGTGGGGCACAGGGGATAATAATAGCAGTAGGAATGGTGCAGAAAAAATCTTCACCCCATGATTTTATTGCACAACGGAGGTTTGTCGCATGAAAGATAAATTCCGCGGAGTGGTTCTCGGCCTAGTTCTCGGCTTGGTCTCGTTCGGGCTCATCTCGGCGGTCATCTCATCCCACAAGGAGGTTGAGTCGTCCCGGCCCGCCCTCACCCGGGCCTATACGCTCCTCAACAATCAGTCGGGCAACACCACCGGCGACCCCGCTACGGTGTGGGGTTTCAACCAATTCACATTCTGGTTGAAATATACCACAGGTACCGCCAATGTCGAGCTGGAGGCACTAGTCACGGCCAGCGACGGGGAGACCCTGTGGAACCAGGTGGATACCTGGACCTCCTCCGATTCCGGCAACATCATCCACGCTACCATACCGGGGGCAGAAAAACTGCGGGCCAAGGTGACGAATTGTTCCTCGTGTGACATAACGCTGGAGGCCCGGGCCTGGCACCCCAAGGGGCAGTAAGATGAGAAAGTCCTTCTGGGTGCTCCTGGCGGCTCTTTGGGCGGTGGCGGTGATCGCGGCCCCCAATCTATGGGGGCAGTACAAGAATCTCGACTGCGAGGGAGGGGATAAAACATTTGAGAGCGTAAACGCCGACCTAGTGGGCGGGGACACAATCAGGGTGGGCTCGGGCACAAACGCCGATCTTATACGGTTTTTCGATATCAACGTGGGGCTCTCCACCATAGTCTCCTATTACACCAATCCCCTCGGCCTGGGACTCCGGGCCGTCTTGATGGACGGCGGCACCACAAATCTCGCGTTCGGCAACCAGACCGACGGCAGCTCGTACCTGTATTCGTTCACCCACACTGCCGACGAGGTGGCGTGTTACACCCTCGGATACTCCGCCTCCTTGGGAGAATCGGAAACCGACTACTCGGTGAACCAGATATGTTTTGCTCCAAGCGCCCAGGACCTGTTTTTCGCATACATGGACGGAGCGGGCAACTCAGAGATATATCTGAACCTCAATGGCTCAACCTCCTCCGGGTTCGCCCCCAACTTTATATGGAATCCGGGTGGGAAGGACTTTGATTTTATTATAAATTCCGATGGGGTGGATGACCAGTTCATGGTGGACGCCTCGGCCAACCAAACCCTGATAAAGGACCTGGTCGTGGGCGATGGGGTGGACCACGACCAGGTGATTCAGGTGTTCGATCAGGGATACAGCGACCCTCCCTACTGGTGGTACGAAAACGGATACCTGATGGGGGCAATTGACAGCGTGATTTTACGCGGAGGCACAGATTCGGGAGATCCCAAAAATATCTATCTGGCGACGCATTCCAACGCCGCCAGCGCCATAATAGCCTCCTCATCGAATAAAGGCAAACCGGTATATGTTGCTGCCTGTCAGCAGCCGAGCCTCACCAGCCAAACGGACCGATTTTGCTCCGAAATCGGGATACTGCCGAACGATAACGGCATCCTGGCATGGAGGAATGAGGACGCCGGCCAGATAAATTACGCCGTGATCCACGGCGACTCGGCCGCCAACAGGGTGGACGAGTTCGAGATCGCCACCCACCTGGTCACGGGCACCACCACCCCTGGGGTGAGCTCCTGCGGAACCGACCCGTCTATCTCCGGCACCGATATGGCGATGGAGGTGACGGTGGGCTCAGGCACCATCACCTCCTGCACCGCGTCCTTCTCCCGGGAGTGGACCTCCATCCCCGTCTGCGTGGTGACGGGAGATAATACAGGCGTGGAATATGCCATCACCACCCTGACAGGCAACACCGTGGTGGTGGAGGGCAGCGCGGACATGGCAGGTGACAGCCTGTACGTGCTGTGCCTGGGGCGGTGATTATGCCGCCGGCTGAACTCCAGATAGCTCTCGGCATCGGTTGCGGCGTGCCCGCGGCGCTGATACTCGGCAACCTAATTTATCTCATCATCGGCCTGGGGGAGATGTGGCAGAATATGCGTTCAGGCATGAGAGGATACTGGTGTGGAAACCACAACGGAAAGAGCATATAACCCCGCGTACTCGATAGTTTTATCGGCCCGGCCGCAGGCCGGGAGGTTGCCGGGAGTTGCCGGATAAAAAATAATGACACACAAAAAGAAAATAGACTGGGCCGCCATCAAGGAAAAATACGAGGCGGGCGAAAAGTCCGTGCGACAAATCGCCCGCGAGCACGGGGTCAGCCATACCGCCATCGGCAAAAAAGCCAGAGACCAAAATTGGGAGCGCGACGTGTCGGAGGACGCCAACCGGCTGGCCGCGCTGGAGGAGCAACGCGCCCTGGGAGAGACCAGGGAGGAGCGCACCCGCGCCCTGGCCAATAAACGGCTCCAGATTCAGATCAAACACCAACGGCTCACCGCCCGGATCGGAGAATTCCTCGACAATCTGCTGTCCGAGCTGGAGCGGCTGGCCAGCATGGCCGTGCCGCCGGCCGAGGAAATTGAGTGGGTGAAGGAGAAAATCAACATGATACGCACTCTGGGCCTCACCGCCGACAAAATCCAGCCCCTGGAGCGGCTGGCCAACAACCTGCCGGGTAAGGTCAGCCCGGAGGATACGGCGGGTAAGGGCGAGGAGGGCTTGCAGGTGATAAATTATGTCATGTTCGGCGATGACCCGCCGCCGGCGTCCTCCAAGGAGGCGGGAAAATGAGCGCATCTGCGGTCGCCCGGGCCTCGGAACTTTCCGCAGACGCCGCAGGCTCCTCCATCACCCTGCCGTACCGCTTCACCCCGCGCGGGTACCAGGCGCCGTTTTTCCAGGCCATGGACAGCGGTTTCCGCCGCGCCATCGCGGTGTGGCATCGGCGTTCGGGCAAGGACAAAACCTTCATCAACTACCAGATACGCGAGGCCTGCCGGGTGCCGGCGTTATATTATTATTTTTTCCCCACTTACAAACAGGCCAAGAAGGTGATCTGGAAAGGGATGGACCTCGGCGGATTCAAATTTTTGAACCATTTCCCGCCGACGATGATCTCCCACATCGACAAAACGGAGATGAGCATCGAGCTCACCAACGGCTCGTTGTGGCAATTGATCGGCACCGATCATTACGATTCCATCAGGGGCACAAATCCCTATGGGTGTGTATTCTCGGAATATGCGTACCAAAAACCCCTGGTGTACGACATCGTTCGTCCCATCCTACGCCAAAACGGGGGATGGGCCGTGTTTAATTTTACTCCCCTGGGAGAGAATCACGCCTACGACCTGTACGAGAACAATCGTGACAATCCCGGCTGGTGGGTGAACCTCCTGACGGTGGACGACACCGGCGGGATAGTTACACCCGAGATGATAGAGGAGGAGCGACGCGAGGGCATGGCCGAGGAGATGATCGAGCAGGAATATTATTGCTCGTTCACCGCCGGGCTGGTGGGTTCATATTTCGGCCAGCAGATGCGCCAGGCCGCATCCGAGGGCAGGATCGGCCCGGAGTACGGCTATGATTCGTCCTACCCTGTGGATACATGGTGGGACCTCGGCGTCGGCGCGGAAGACGCTACGGCGATCTGGTTCACCCAGACCGTGCCGGGGCGCAACCGCATCCACCTCATCCATTTCTTCGAGGATATGGGCCAGCCCCTCAGCTATTACGTGCGCCACATGGAGGATTTCCGCCGCCAAACCGGCTGCCGCTTCGGCCGGCTAGCCTGGCCTCACGACGGCGGCCATCCGGACCGGGTCCAAGCACGGCCCCTGGCGGATGTAGCCCGCGATTATGGCATCAACCCGGAGGTTACGCCCAGGACAAAGAACAAGCTCGACTCGATAGACGCAGCGAGGCGAATACTCATGATCTGCTGTTTCAACGACCGGGACCCGGGCATTCAATACGGGATAAAGGCACTTAAATCTTATCATAAATCCTATGACGAGGAACGGAAGGTTTATAAAAACCGGCCCGACCACGACTGGAGCTCACACGCCGCCGACGCATTCATGGTAATGGCCGACAACCACGAGCTGACATACGGGGATAAGGTTTCCAGCCCGACAAAACGGGCGGACTGGAGGAGCGGGAAACGGGCAAAACGGGGACTCAAGATCATTGCCGAGGAGTCTGCCGAGCGCGAGCTGAAGAGCTTGGAAGATATCATATTTCCCAAGAAAAATTAAGGAGGTTGAAAAAATGAAAAAGATCACATGGTTGTGGTTGCTGGCAGCGGGGCTGCTCCTGGCCGCCGTGCTCCCGTGGGTGACAGCCACCGTGCGTTCCGCGGCCGAGGGAGCCCGGATCGTCCTGGCCGCAGACTCATGCACCGATGATAACGGCAACAGATTTTCCACCCTGCCATTCTACGATGAGGACACTCTGGCCAGTGATAATGAGTGCGGCGTGGCTAGCCAGCAGTCGGTCAAGGCCTATATTGATAATGGGCCGACCGTTTCCGGCGGGGCCACGTTCTCCTCCACCGTGGTAGTGGGCGCGACCCTCACGGCCCAGAGCACCATCACCGCGGCGGGCGACATCACCGTCTCCGCGGATTCCACCGGCGGAAACGCGGGGGCGGTGTCGCAGATCATCGGAGTGCCGAAAATCACCGTTGTTGCGGCGGGATCGACCGAATGGACCAACGGGAGCACCGAGACTACCGCCCTGATGGATGACACCCCGTCGGGTGAGTGGATTGCATTGGAGGTATCCGCACCCGATGTTACGGTCGCCGACAACTCGACCATCTACCGGGTGGGCTCCAAGAGCCTCTCAATCACGTTCGGCTCAACCATAACCGCCGCCGACGGCTCCACCCTGTATGACGGTGTTACCTGCAATCTCACTGACGATAATTGGATGTCAAACGAATCCGTGGGGGGCTGGGTGTATTCCACTGTTGCACTTTCGGCCGGGGACCTGGTGCTCGGCTGTTATGACGGCACTTCCACCAATGTCGCCAATGTACCGGCCGTTTCCAGCGCAAACACCTGGACATGGGTGGAGGTGAATATAGCCAGCATTGATTGTGATATGGATACCGTGGCAATCGTGGCCGGCACCACCGCGGTGGCCTCTCAAACCGTCTATCTGGATAACTGGTACAAATGGGACGCCACCGACGAGTTCAGCCTGCGCAACGCCATCCTGACCGACGGAGTGTTGTGGGTCACCAAATCTATTGCCGACGGCGCAACCGTAACTGTAACAAATCTCACGGAAAACACAGACTTCCTGGTGCATTACCAGTCCGGGGATGACGCTATCGTGTTTATCACCGATCAGAGCGCCGCGGATGGCGGCGGCCAGGTCGGCATAGCCATGGAATAGGGAGGAGAGGATGCCTCAGCAACCGATGAAACTTCCGCAGGAGTTGGAGGATGTGTTGGTAAAGGCCAACTCAATCGACTCCGATATCGCCCGCACCATCCTGACCAGCCCCGACCCGGGACTGGGGAGGCGCTACCTCAAGGGAGAAGTGGCGCGAGGCACCACCTACAACCCAGCGGGCCGACGCCACATGGTAAGCCCCTTTATTCTGTGGGCCCTGCGGCAGCGGGAGGCGATGGAAAAGTCCAAAAAACCCGTCTCCGGGTTCGTGATGGGCGGGGCGAGCTCCATTAAGGTGGTGCCGCTGCCGGGGATCAGGACCGAGCCGGTGGACCTGGGCGATGGCATCAGGATATACGCCGCGCCCCTGGAGGAGGAATGAGCATAAGCATCGACATAATAGCCCTGGCGGGTGCAGTGGCGCTCATAGCCGTGGCGGGCGGGCTGATGCTCCTCTCATCTCTAATCACCGGCCTGCTGGTGCTGCGGGCCAGGGGCGTACACGAACCCCTGCGGCGCTCGAAGGGCAAGGTGGCGGCGCTCGGGACTCCCATGGGCAGCCCGTTCGACCAAGTAAACACGGCGGACGAGGCGGACGAGAACGAAACCCGCCGGGCGGTCAGAAACAAGCTGTTCGGCCTAATATCCAATTTCACCCGCGAACAGATGGAAACAGCGGCGGGTGCGGCCGAGGACCTGGCCCGGCGCAAAGCCGAGATGCTGCGCCGGAGCGAGGAGCGCGCCCGGCAGGGAGAAGAGGGAGGAGATAGTATCTACGAGGTGAGCGATGAGCAATGAAACCTCTACCGCTGAGGACATCCGCGTTCGGCGCGACCCGCTGGATACAATACGCGAGCGGGGGCCCGCCGGAGTGGTGATTCAATGCCAGGGTTGCCAGGCCATGATGTACCAGCTCACGGAAAAATTCGACCCGGACAGGATCAGGGGCGCGCAGATGGAGCGGACCGATTTCTACCGCAGGAATAACTGGCCCAAAATGCCGGCCGACGCCAAGGGTGACAACGTGTGTTGCGGTCAGTGCGGGGCCGTATTCTTCCTGGGACGGCATGTTTACGCCCGGTTCTATACGGCGGCCGGAAATCCCCTTGACCGCGCCGGGTTCATGGAGGCCGTCCGGGATTATCGCGCCACCCGCCGGGAGATAGAGGATCGGGAACGGGCCGAGGCCGAGGAGACTGCCGAGCGCGAGGCCGATCTGCGGGCGTCGGATGCGGCCATTATAGATGGGCTGGCCCAAGCCGTGCGGTTGCGGGCCGACGCCGACGCCGCGATGCCAACCCGGAGCGAGGAGGCACTCGAGGAGGGGGCACTCGAGAACGAAACCGATGAATCGAAGGGAATTTTCGAGCGGATCGCCGCGCACCGGGCCGAATACCCCGAATCCACGTGGCGAGAGATATTCGAGGCATTCGGCGCCGGGTCCGGATGCACCAACCACCGGAGCCTATCCGCGGCCTACAACCGATGGACAAAGCGGGAGCGGCAGGCATGAAAACCAAGGATAAACCATGGCTCGTTATAAACGAGACCCCCCGGATCGAGGCCCAGCAGCATCAGGACGGGGTGATGCTCCACGCCGCCGACAAGGATATCCATTTCGTGCCCGGTATGGAGATTATGATTACTCCCCGACAAGAAATAGATGCCGAGGGCAATGTGGAGGAGTGGGCCGAGTTCGACCTCACATTCAAAAAACAGGGCGCACCCGGCCAGATGACGATTACCACGTGGCTGAAAAGCCAGGGGGACGGTGATAAAAAATAATGGCTGCCGATAAAAAATACAATCTCAGCAACCTGCCCCCGCCGAACAGTCCGGAGTTGGGGCGGTTCCTGGTGGACCTGTTCGAGCAGGCGCGCTCGTGGAAAAAGGAGTTGCACCTGGAGCAGAGGTGGAACGAGTGCCACCGGCTGATCCGCGGCCGCCACTGGCCCAAAATAACCACCGCCAACGATGCAGACAAAGACAAAATCAGCCTGCCCCTAGGGCAGGCCAACGTGATTAGAACCTGCTCCAACCTGGTGGGCTCCTCTCCCAAATTGCAGGTAAAATCCCAGGATGGGCTCGATGAGGACGAAACCGCGCAGTTTAAGGCGGAACAGATATTCTCGACTAAACTGCTCAATTGGTGGGAGGATGAGGAGCAGCAGCCACTGCTCTTTGATAGCTGTTTCGCCGCCGAGGTTTACAATATCACATTCGAGAAATCCAGGTGGCGAAATGGGCGGCCCGAAGTCTATGTGGTGGACCCGTATGCGGCCTATCCGGCGCGGGGCAACTGGAGGCGGTTGGGAGAGCAAGTCCCCTATTTTTTTCACCTGGTGAAACGCCGGCGTGACGACTGTGAGAAAAAGTTCGGCCTGGCTCCGGGTGAGCTGCAATCCAGCGGCAGCCGGGCGCGGGAGGAGCTGGGCGAGTACCGGGAGGACAACAAACCCGATTCGAGGGGCATCACCACCGTGCGGCCCCTGCGGGCGGAGGGCAGTAATTTCAGCCCGGAGTCCCGGTCCCCGAAGGGTGCGGTCGAGGGAGATTACGTTGATGTGCTCGACTGCTGGATACGCGATTACTCGATGGAGACAGTCACCATAAGCGCCGCGGATGTGCTGGCCCAGACCGCGGACCCGGACGACCGGCAGGGTGGGTTCGAGGTCCTACCCCTGCCCATGGAATCCGGCAAAATGAATGTGGAGATAGTCGAGCACAGCGGGGCCGGGGTGCCGGCCATGCAGATAAACGCCTGCCCGTTCGACGGCCATTCCTACGCCACCTATGGAATCGAACCCGTCACTATTCCCCTCCGGGCCGATGCCGCCGAGGTCTATAAACTCCCCGGAGATATCTCGGTCAAATATACCGAGAACGAGGGCGGACCTTCGCTGATATTCAGCCGGTTGTGCTATCCCGGCGGAATCAGGAATATCGTGCTCACCCGCGACGGTCGTCACATCCTGGCCGACCGGGGAAACCCCAGTATCAACCACCAGAAACCGCGGTGGATGACCAAAGAGACGTACCTATACTCCAGGTTCCCCTTCTATTACACCAATTCCAAGCGCGACCCCATGAGTATGTGGGGAATGGGGAGCGACCTGGAGCTGACCGCCAGCATCAATTTACATATAGATGACATGATCAGCCGGGCTGTCCGGTTCATGAAACTGGTTGTGTGGCCACTTTTTGTTGTGCCTCAGGGCAGTAATATCTCCGAGGAGGATTTTTCCAACATCGACTTCAACCTGCTCCAGCCCACCGCCTACACGGCGCCGCATATCAGGTTCATCCAGATGCACGCCCGGGAGCATCTCAACGCCTTCTTCGAGAGCCTGGCCGAATTGATGCAGCTTTTCGACAGGCTGTGGCAAATCCACGATGTGGCGCGGGGCGAAGTGCCGTACTCCGGCATGAGCGCACAGAGTATCCTCTCCCTTCAGGAACAGGCTTCGATTCCGCTCCTGCCCAAAATCCAGGCCGCCAACTACCTGGTGCGAGAGCGCGGCCGTTGCGCGCTCTCGCATTTTCTCAATCATCACAACACGCCGGAGTGGATAGAGGTGCAAAAAAACAGCGTGAAGTTCCAGGGCGACGAGTACCTGGGCCGGCGGCTGGCCATGCATGTAAAATCCGGGTCCACCCTGGCGCGGACCGAGGCCTATCTCAAAGAAATCGCCCTCGCGCTCCACCAGTACGGGCTCCTGCCCAAAAAACAGACCCTGGAGATGCTGGAGGTGCCGGGGGCGCAGGAAATAGCGGAACAACTGGGTGAGGGACGCCTGGGACTGATTATGCAGGAACTCCTGGACGCCGGGCTGGAATCCGCCATCGAGCAGGGCATTATAAGCGTCCAGCCGGAAGTGGCCGGCCTGCCAGCGCTGGGAGAGGGCGCCACCGCCGAGGATGCAGCCAGGGTAATACTTCAAGTCCTTCTGCTCAACCAGCCGCAGAACACGCCGCGCAACGGACAGGGGCGCAAACAAAGGCCGCTGGCGGACCAGCCGGCCGTGCCGCAGGCGGCGGCGGAGGGAGGATAGACAATGCCCCTGTACGATTATGAGTGTTGCGAGTGCGGACATGTAAATGAAGAATTTTTACACCTGCACCACTTCGACCGGGATATAAGGTGCGGGGAGTGCGGAGGGACCATGAAAAGACTCATATCGGCCCCGGCGAGGATCATAGATGACAACCCGGAGTGGCTCGCCCACCCCGACCCCCGGCACCCCGACAGCCCCAACCGCAACCTGGTGAATCCGTTTGACCCGGTGGAGATGAAAAATCTGCCCAAAACCAGGTCGGAAAGGCAGGCCATGATGGACCGGAAGGGGCTCGTGTGTGTGGGCGACGCGACGGCCGGTTCGGACACGGGAACGGGCTACAACCGGGATATAGCGATGAAAGGAGTAGCGGACTGACCGGCGGAGAATCCCATCTCGGGACCCGCCGGAAGAGGAGGATACGACAATGACAAAAAATGGCGATGTGATCCAGATGGCACCTGGAGGCGAGGGCGCGGATAATCCCCAGGGACCCGCAAATGCGCCTGCGGACAATGCCCAAAATGAGCCCGACGACAAGGGAGGGCCACAACCCAGCGGCCAGGACTCACCCGAGATACCGGAGAAATTCCGCGGCAAATCTCCCGATGAGATTATGCGGAGCTATGCGGAACTCGAGAGCGAGAAAGGTCGGCTGGCGGCTGAATTGGGGAAGGTCAGAAACACCCTGCAAGGACTGGAGAGACTGTCGGTCATGCAAAACGTCCAGCGCGAGCCCGCGGAATCTGAATCCACCATCGAGGAAAAGATAGCCGCGCTCCACGAGGAATTCGAGGCAGGCAACATTAAAAGCGAAGCTGAGTTTGAAGCGAAAAAGGCCCTCTTGATACGAGAGGATGCGATGAAACTTGCGGTCGAGCACATCCGTCAAAACCTGCTCGCCGAGCGGGAGGAGATAGCCCGCCGGGAATTTGCCAGCAAAAACCCCGACTTCGTTGAAATGTACCACAACCCCGACAGCCCCATGAGACAGCTCATGGACTCCAATCCGGTGCTGGCGGCCGACCCAGTGGGCGCGTACTACGCGGTCAAGGTTCAACAGGCACACACGGCAAAGGAGCAGGAGGTCGCCCAGGCCAGGAAGGATGCCTACGAGGCGGCTCTTGCGGAGTTCAAGAAAACTTTGGGAGGGTCTGCGGACGCCGAGAGCGTGCTGGGAGGCTCGGAGCAATCACTCCGAAACCCCGAAGGGAGCAAAAATCCTTTCGAGGGGATGACGCCGGCCGAGCGCAAATTAGCGGTGGCAAAGCGCGCCGGGATCATAAAATAGATAGTTCGCGCGATCCTCCCCTCTAACGGGAGGTTAGTAAAATGGCCCTGACAGAAACACAAGCCCAGTCAATCACCAACGACTGGTATCTGCAACCGGATGGTGGGGCGTACGACATCGTCCACACGGGTCATCCGCTCCTGTGGTATCTCCTCAAGGGAGAGCGCTACAAGGGCGGCATGATTACCAAGGACATGCTGGTACAAACCATTGACGGCGGCTACAAGGTCCGGCTGCCCATCGAGTACGCGCGGGCGAACACATTCATCATCGGAAACAACACCACCATACCCGCAGACCACGTTGATTTCCTCAACGCGGCCCTGTTCACGCGCGGCGCAGTGGGCACCTCAATAGATATCAGCTTCTCGGACAGGCGCACGGTGCGCGGGCCCGAGGCCAAGGTGGACCTGGTGGAATCGAGGGTGAAATCCCTCCACAAGAGCTTGGCCACTGCCATAGCCATGGCGATCATATTCGGCAAAACCGACTTCGCCGGGTTTGCCAACGGCACTACCCGGTCCGAGTTCAAGTTGTCCAACCAGACCTCAGATGACGCGCCCGACGGGCTGTACGGCGATCTGTTCAACTACGCCGGAGGCTCGGCCGGGGCCACCTCTGTAAGGTTCGGCAACATCCAGGAGTCGGTCATATCCGACTGGAGCGCCAATGTGGGAACCACCAGTCTCAGCCCCAACTACGCCGGTTTGAACGGCGCGGTGAGTGCGGCCACCATCAGCAACCTGGAGATGGATTCCCCCAACTGTGCGTTCCTGTCGCACAATGCGTTCGACTACTACCTGGAGAGTCTCCAGCCCCAGCAGAGGTTCAACCGCTTCGCCGAGCTCCAAAAGACAGGGTTCATACACCTGGTACACAACGGGATGGTGGCGGTGATGTGGGACGATCTGCTCAACACGCTGATGACCTACCTCTCCGGCAGCGCCGACAGCCTAGCCATGGTGCTCAACACCGATCACCTGCACCTGCTCACCGATACGGAGTGGGCCATGACCGATGTCACATGGAGAGAGGTTTCGGCTCAGCAGAGGCAGAATCTTCTGGGAGACTGCATCTGGTCCGGCGCATTCGCGTGCTCGAACCGCAAAACTCAGAGGATGGAGACCGCCGTCTCCGTTTCATAATGGGGAGGAGATGAACATGAGCCAGACAATACAAATGAAATATGCACAGGGGTCGTCCGCTGACACCCTCTACCTGGGTCTGCCACCCACCATGCACAGCGTTATACTGAAATCCGTTCGGGCGGTGGTATCGAAAGTGAGCTCGTTGGCCTCGGAGGCAACTTTCACACTGCAGAAATCGAGCACCTCAATCGCCACTGTTGCGCTGGGGGCCACCAGCTCGGCCAGTGAAGGGATGATTAAAAACGGCTCGATTATAACGTCGAGCTCGGCGCATCTCACGGAGTTCACCAGCACGGATGTCATCAAGATTACGCCGAACAAGGCCATCGGCTCGGGGGTGAACGTGGAGTTCCAGATAGAACTGGACTACTACAGACCTAAGGACTGACGAGGCTGAGGCCGCCAACAACAACCAGCCCGCCGGGAGGCGAGGGTCTCCCGGACCTCCCGGCGGCTGTGTTTTTGAGGGGGATGAAAGATTTTAACCAACGCAGGCATAATCGACCAGGTGCAGGACCGAGTGGGGGACTCGGACTATGACGGCGACACCATAGTGATCCACATAAACTCCGCCCTGCGCGAGATCGCCTCGAGGATCATGCTGCCCGAGTTGCTGACCTCGGCCACCGTGACCACCCATTCGGACGCCGTCGAGGACATAACCCTGACTCCGGGCTCGGCCGTGGCCATCCAGGCCACCGGGCATGGCCGCTCCACCGGCGACCGGGTGATATTCGCCGGCGTGGGCGGGACCACGGAATTGAACGGCAATATATACACCATAACAGTCAGCAACGACAACAATTTTACCCTGGACGGCACCGATGGGGACGACTTCACCGCCTGGACCTCGGGCGGGAATTTTTACTGCCCCAGCGTGTCACTACCCTCGGATTATCACCGGGGCCTGCACGGCAGGGCCATCGCCGGCTCGGTCTATTCCAAGGACCGCGATGAGCACGTGAAGGTTTACGAGAGCTTTACGCGGTTTTTGCTGGATTATGATGATCTCAACCACACCGGCAGCGTGGAGGGGGTGTGTGCCCACGGAGGAAAAATCTGGTACCAGTATGTGCCCACTTCCCCAGACACCCTCACTCTATATTACTATCGCGTGCCAGATGATTCCGCCGACAACTCCAGCTACCCGGACGGTATGCCCGCCCAGGCGGACGAGGCCATCATCTATCACTGCCTCCAAAAGATTGCCGAGAGCAGGCAAAATTGGGAGGCGGTCCGCGGGTGGAAAGCGCTTTTTGAGGAAGAGATGACCCGGCTGAGTTCATTCTACGGCCCGGACGACAAAAGGGCCATCACCATCAGGGACAAGGCGGTGGAGAAGGGATTTTAAAACCACGGCTATATAAATTGGAGCCTACCCGATTTGATATCTTTTCCATTTTCAATAGGATATCCCGGCGGGGCACCGGAAGGAGTCTTGCCCTCGAATTCCGCAAATGAGGAATAAGCGATGAGCATGGAACCCTCAGAATCTGTCCCGATCAGGCGGGCTATGGATTGCGTAGTACCTCATTTTTTGATCCTCCTTCTTTCCTTTTTACCCTCATGATGCAAGTTTTCATCCTCCCGAGGGGCGGGCCGCTGCTTATGGGTCCCCCGGGTCTCTGTCGGCGAGTTCGGCGACGAGAGCCCGCCGGGCACGGCGATTTTCCAGCCAGCTTTTGATTGTCAGATAGACAATCACCGGCAGGACCAGGAAGGCCAACTGTTGCATTATAGCCGCCGTCAGGATGGCGGCCAAAAAGCCCGCGAGATGCAACGGGAATTTTTTTATAATTTGCAATTTTTTCCGGTTCACTCGCGCTCCTCCCATTTTTCAGCCTTTTGCCTTTAGCTTTATAAACTCATACCACAAGACGATCTCGCGGCGGAGTTCTGGGTCGGCCAAGTCTTCGATCATGCCGGCCAGGGACTCGCGCTCCTCCCGTTGGACACCGGCCAGGTCCCGGACGTGCCCAGCCGCGGCCGAGAGCCGGTCCTCGTCGCTCATAGCCCGGTTGGAGGAACCCTCCCGGCGCACCACTTCGACCGGAGGAGAGCGGCCCTCCAACTCCGCCCCGTAGAGAATCCACACCTCGGACGCGCCGGTCTTTTTGGCTATGTTTCTGGCCGCATCCACGCTGATCCTCTGATGTCCCCGCAGATAACGGGTGATGGTCTCTGGCGCTAACCCCAGCCTGGCAGCGAACTCCTTTCTTTTCTCTCCCGGGTACATAAGGCTTTGTAATCGCCCCTGTGGCGTGGATAAGTCTATGTTATGTTTAGCCTTTTTTCTGTTGATTTTTTTTCCCAACGCAAAAAGCTGTTTGGGGAGCGCACTGCTCCACCTCGGCCCTGTTGGGCTTTTTTTTACTCTAACCCTGTGATTAAAAAAAGAAAACATATTTTATCTTGAGCGAGAGCATTTTTTTTCTTGACATATCCGCTCAAGATGTGCTAGGCTTTATTTGTCGCCTCAACACGTAACATAGCAGGTATTGACGAAGATGTCAACTGAAAAAGACGCGCATATGGCGAATGCCCGCCTGCCCCAGAGGCTCTCGGAACTTCTGGCCCGGCGCGGCGACCGGGCCGAACTGGCCCGCCGGACTGGGCTCACACGCCAAATGATTTCGCGCTACTGTTTGGGCGAAGTGAGCCCGTCGGGCCGCACCCTCAGCCGCCTAATCGAAGGACTTTCCGACATGTATCCCTACAAGCGCATCACCGCCGACGAGCTTTTGGGGCTCGACATGCGAAATATGGCCAGGAGCAGATGATGGCGCGGGAAAAATTGACTAACGCGACAAAAAATAGTATTCCTTACGCGGTGCTGATACAAGTGAATGGAGGTGCCGCCATGGGATACCTTATCAGAAAAACGCGCGGGGGGAAAAAGTACGGCAGTTACATTGCCTGCTGGAAGACCGATGACGGATGGGTGCGGCGTTCCACCCGCACCCGCAACCGCAAGTTGGCGCTGAAAAAGCTGGCCCAATACGAGATGAGCACGGAGTTTCCCGGCGCCGCCATCGCCGTGCCCCAATTTAGGGATTTTGCCGCGGAATACCTCAACTGGTGCGCCGCCAATAAAAAATACTCCACTTGGGACGGGGAGCGGCGGCTGATGCCCCGCATGGTCGAGCGGTGGGGACACGAGCGACTCGACTACGTGGACGCCGCTTCGATCAGCAAATACGTCGAGCACCGCCGACGCCAGGGAGTACGGGCCTCCAGCATCAACCGCGAGATGAGTATGCTGCGCAGCATGTTCGAACTCGCGGTGCTGCGCCACCGGGCGGCGGTCGTGCCGCAGATTCCCCGGTTGCGCGAGTCAGACTCGGAGCGCCGCGCCACCCTCCCGTCCGGGTTCTGTATGGCCGATGTGCTGAAGCACATCAACCCCAGGGCGCGGCTGGCCGCCCTCACGATGTATCACACCGGTATGCGTCGCGGCAGCGTGTGCTCTCTCACCTGGGATATGATTGATCTCGAGGCCGGCCTGATGCAGCTCCCACCCGCGCATCTAAAACAGGGACGTGCCCACGACGTGTGGATGAGTGATGAGCTTATTAAAGAGTTCTCGCGCGTGCCTGTCCAAAAACGGACAGGCAAAATATTCACTGGCCACGCCTCCACGCTGACCAGGTATCTGCGCTCGGCCATGATCGCGGCCGGGTTTTACAGGCCGGGGAGCGTGTGTCACGCCCTCCGGCACCAGTTCGCCACCGACATGCTACGCCGCGGAGTGGACCCCCGCACGGTGCAGGAGCTGTGCGGCTGGGCGACCATGAGCATGGTGGAACTTTATGCCCACACCTCGGCCGAGCGCCAGCGGGCGGCGGTGCGCGGCCGCACTGCGGGTCGGGGTAAGGTGGTCCGGCCCAATTTCGGTGGGAGGAGCGGCGATGAATGAGGCGCGTCCTTGTGCCCTATGTGTGCCCCACTCTCTCAATCCCTCTGTAATTACCGCCTTTAGATGCGGACAATCAATCCGCAAGCCGCAGGTTCGAGTACATTTGGCCGCGGCAGGATTCCATCAAAATCAGGCTCTTACCGGACAGGGCAAATCACCAATACCACAGCCCACGCACGCCACCGGCGCAGTCCTTGTGCCCTATGTGTGCCCCACCACAAATATCTATAGAGAGAAAATGGGAGTGCGGGGTCCGTCCCTTTCCAAAAAGCGACCACCCCGGACGGATACAAAAAATCTTTGTAGCAGACACTACTCCAAGAAGTCCCGATCAGGGGGCCAATAATGCAACTGACGGTGAAAGATAAAAAACGGATCGAGGCGAGGTTCAGGCAGGCGCGGGCAGAATTCAAGAGACTGATGGAAGAGACCCGGGCGCTCAACGAGCAGATACGCCGCCTGGGACAGGACAATCTACGACACGGAAGGAAAGTCGGCGGCCGAGGGGCCGAGGGAGGAGAAAGATGCGAAAAACCGAGCAAAAAAGAAATGGAAAACCCAAGCAGCGGGTGACCGCCACTCTCTACCTGGGAGAGGCCCTGCCCCGGCTGCGAAGCAAGACCGTGCGGGAGATCATCACACCGGAAGGAGACCATCTGGATGGTCCGGTTCATACCTTCCAGAAAGAGGATGTGGATTACGCCCTGGGAAACGGCTATATCCTGCGCATCAAGGGCGCCGCGGTCCATAGGGCGGAAGTGCTCCGGAAAACATGAAAGGAGAAAAAATGGAAAAGAACAGCGCGGAAAAAACCGAGCAGACCACAGTGTTGGGCAAATATCCCACGGACGCGATCTGTGACGCCGCCCGCAGGGTGGTGAGTACAAAGCGGGTGTTCGACTTGTTTACTGCCGCGGAGAAAAATTCAACGGCCTATCCACGGGACTTCGAGTTGTTGAAAGAGGCCACCGGGATAGAGTCCACCTCGGAGGCCTTCCGGGCCTACATGTTGGCCATGGAAGATTTGGAGCGGATAGTATAAGGGCCAGTAGATATGCGCTACGTGCCGTTTGATCCCAGGACCTATTCGGATGCCAAGTTCCTGCGCCTATCCGGGCCGCAACCCAACGCCCGGGACCTGTTCATATTCCTCATCCAGGGCACAGTGACCACCGCTCTACCGGGACTGATAAAAGCCGGCCCGGGCACCCTGGCCGAGCACCTGGGCTGGGATATTAATCAAACGGGCCGTTTATTGGCTGAACTAATGAGCGTACACAACGAAAAGGCTGGTGAAACCCCACTGGTGAAATACGATCCGGTCCACCACATCATACGGCTGCCCAAGTGCTTCAAGTACGAAAAACCCCGCAATGAGAATGCGCTGATTGCATGGGCACGTGTGTTCGACGAGCTTCCCGACTGCAAGCTGAAGCTGGAGTATTGGCACGACCTGAAAAAGTTGTGTGACGAGATGGGCGGCAACTTCCCAAAATACTTTAGCAACACCTTTGGGAACGGGAAAACCCCGTTTTTAACACCCGAACAAACGGGCGAACAAACGGGCGAACAAACGGGCGAACAAACACCAGGAACGAACAGGTCAACAAACAAGCCATTTACGAAACACACAACAACATCTTCATCTTCAGACTCAAACTCATTATCAACAACAACAAGGGGCGGCGGCAACACCGCGGCGGGGGGCGGCAAGAACGGCTCCGGATTCGTGCCCGGTGTTGTTGATAATGAACACCAGGAAAACGGAGAGAAAATCTCCAACCCGGGGAGAAAGGAGGACGAGCTGCTGGTCTCCGGCCTGGTGGAACTGGGGCTGACACGCGCCCGGGCCCTGCTGGAGACTGAGCGGCGCGGGCCGGAACACTGCCGCCGGGCGCTGGAGTGGACCCAGTCCAAGGCCCGTGCTAACCCTGCGGGGTATTTTTTACAAGTGGTGAAAAATCACCACCTCGACCCGTCCCCGGCCGAGCGCCAACGGGCGGCGGAAAAAAAACAGCTGGAAGCGGCTGAGACGGCCCGGGAAGAGCGGCGGCGGGCCCACGCCCTCCGGAAGCGAAAAGCGGCAGAGGAGGCAACTGAGGAGGCACAGGCGGCGGAAATGGAAGCCCGTTGGGAGGCGCTTACGGAACCGGAGCGGGAGGAGCGGCTCGAGCGGGCCCGGGCTGGGCTCCCCCCGCGGCTGCGACTGAATGAGTATGTGGTAAAGAACACCGCCATCGCTCAGATGGAGGAACCCACGGGGGACCAGGTTGAACCCTCGGGAGGACGCGTATCGTCGGGCACGTGCCCGACGCGCTCATGTCTGGCGTGCGGGTTTGTCTGTGTGGACCCGTCGAAGACCAGGTGCATCAAGTGCGGGGGAAAGCTGGGGAAGCTCACGTGACGCCCAGGAGACGTTCCCCAGGCGCTACAAAATAAATTTGCCATAAAGGGCAAAGGATAGAAGGATAGGCGGTTTGACTCCATACTATCAGGGCGACGGGGTGACTCTTTATAATGGAGACGCCAGGGAGATCATATCTTCTCTGGGCTCTTTCGACTCCCTGATAACCGACCCTGTTTGGCCGAACGCACTAAAAACTCTCAAGGGATCGGAAAAACCCTTTGAACTTTTGAGTCAAACCCTCACCGCTCCGGGATGGAATGCAGAGCGCCTGGCTCTTCATCTGGGGTGCAACTCCGACCCTCGATTTTTAAGAGCGGTTCCCGACTCCTGGCCCTTTTTCCGTACCGTTTCCATGGATTACGCCATCCCATATTATCGAGGTCCTCTCCTATACACGGGAGACACGGTGTATTTATTCGGGAAAGTCTCCCTCGTGTGGACGGGGGCGCGGGTTATTCCCGGACGAGCCCTCTCTAATTCTAATAGGAAAAAGGAAAGAGTTTATGGACATCCCTGCTCGCGACATCTCACACATGCAAGGTGGCTTGTTAAGTGGTGGGGAGGCCCTGTTGTTTGCGATCCTTTTTGTGGCTCAGGAACCACTCTCTTGGCGGCCAAGGAACACGGTTGTTCGGCAATCGGGATCGAGATTGAGGAAAAATACTGCGAGCTCGCGGCTCTGCGGTTATCTCAATTAACTCTCCCTTTGATTTACGAGAAGGGAGGTAGGGCAATATGATTATCTCTTTTGCCTGGACCGTGCCCGCCCTTCTTGCCGGGAGAAAAACCCGGACCCGTCGGCAATGGACGGATGAGTACGCATCCCGTTTCAAGAAAAATATGATAGTGGACGCTTACAACCGTTCTCCGAGACATGGCGGTAAAAAGGTTGCCTCGATCCGGTTGACCGCCAATCCTATAAAGATTCCAATTAAGATTATGCCGGACGAGGACTTTGAAAAAGAGGGGTTCGCCTACTTTCTCGAAAATCCGGACCAGATACCTAGACGTGGCTTGTTAAACTACGGCATTCGGGATCCGTGGCGCGTGTTCAGGATATGGCGCGCGGCGGGCGGCGACTACTGGATTGTGGACTTTGAGATGGTGGAGGTTTTTAATTTTGACTAAGACGGAGAGTGCGCGGCGGCGTGAGCACAAAATCAGGGAGTGGAGCGCCCAGCCACCGCCGTGCTACGAGACCCTCGAATTCCAGCGGTTCGTCCGCTACTCAAAACCCGGCAAGGCCGCCCTCCTCCGGTTCGCCGACGGCCGCGAGGAATGGCTGCCGCTTTTTGCACTGCGCGGCCTCGAGCTTTACCAGGAAGGACACTACGACGGGAGGGTCGAGGTGTTATGCGAGTGGATAAAGAAAAAAGGATTGTGGGATTTTCAAGGGGAATGACGATGAAAAAAATAAACAAGGTTCTATGTATGGGCGTCAAAGACGAGCTAGGTTGGAAAACAAAAAAGCTCACCCGCGCCGGTTGGGGAGTGAGCTACCTTTACACGAGGCCGCACTCAGGCGGTTGCCGCGAACACTCCTATGTGGCCGGGAGTAGCGGTTCCGGCTGGAATCTACCAGCGGCGATTCTGGTAGCGCTGGCATGGAGAATAAATGGGGCCCAGAACGTGAAGATTCGGAAAAATTATAAAGAGGATTGGGAGGGGTGAAAGGAGCAACTTAAAGGGGGTTAATTATGCCGAGAAAACAAAGTGATATTTTTTGGGATCAAGACGATAGAGTTGAACTTAGATTTAATAATCCCGACGAGGCTGTTGAAGGGATTATTGATGAGATGTATCCAACACCAATAGAAGAAATAGGTGATATCACAATTTATGAATATAAGAGAGCGAATATAGAAATGAGTGGAGCGATTGATAATGATAAGGAGCTGATGATTGAGAATATTTACGAACGATTGGACGAGGAATATGGGGATCATCAAAATGGAGAATTCCCTGATATACCGCATGATGATCCTGAAATTCAACAAGCCTGGGATAAATTTGTTGAATCTGTTGAAAAAACTTATGTCCCGTGGGCTTGTGAAAAAACAGGTAATACGATAACAGTTAATGCTTTGGAATGGGTTAAAGAGAATATGCCAGAATGGTTAGAGGGGGAGAAAAACTTTGAAAAATGAACAACCTATATTATAAAGAATATAATGGAGGCAATAGAATATTTACGTGGAGGTGAAAAATGAGCTGGCGTTTTGGCCGTGAGGATGACCAGAGCATCCGGTTGAATTTCGGGAAGCACCAAGGTGAGTGCTTGCAGGATATTCCCGATAGTTATTTGTGGTGGCTGGAGGAGAACATCGAGGATGACGAGCTTTTGGACGAGGTTCGGGAGGAGTTGAGTTACCGGGAGAGCACCGGGACCATAATACGAGACTGAATAAACAGGAGGGAGTGTTAAATGGACAAACCGACCGGATTTTCAGCGGAGGACCTGGTTACCAAACTGGAGGCGGAGTCATGAGTGAAGGTGATTTGAAAATTAAAACAGGCGTGACCGCGCGCAAGGGCTGCCTGGTGGTCCGCACCACAATTCCCCTGGACTTCATCAAGAACGGCGTTCAATCCATAGCGGTTGAGCGCGAACAGCAAGTAATCATGGAGGGTTATACCTACGCGCATGATCTCCAACATGATTGGACAGACCTCTGTAAGGCGGCGCTGGCTTACCTCTATTCGGCGATGGGAGATAAATCGAGCGGAGCCGATACCTGGCCGTGGGACGACGGCTTTAAACCCAAGAACGCGTATCAGGACATGAAGCGTGCTGGGGCCTTGATTGCCGCCGCTCTGGGGCCTTGATTGCCGCCGCCCTGGACAGGAATTTTGACCAGCATGTTAAGGAGGCTGATAGAAAATATGAAAAATGAAAGAACTGTCGAGCGGCGGAAAAAGGTATACGGCAAGGAATACCACTGGTTCGTTTGGGAAGATATACCTTTTGAACTTATCGAGTACGGCGACTATTTCCGCCTGCTGGAGCCGAACGGCAAGATTGTCTATGAAGGGGTCGCGCTTTCTTGCGCGGTCCCTGTCAAGGGGACCTTGTCCAATTATGAGGTCAGGGTTGTGGACTGGGACAAACTTCCCGAGCCGAAACACGAGATACCTTCGGTATAGGGAAAGCGGGGCGGGACTCCGCTCCATCCCGAGTGAGAAAATCCAGGAATGGCCGGATGACCGGAATGATGAGGAGAATAATTGAGGATCAGGCGGTGCCTGGATTGCGGGAAGGTGCTTGATGACAAGTAGCGGGCACGCCGTCGTTCAGGCAAGAGATGAAAAAGAGACTATAAAATGAAAATTCTCACCATAGACCCGGGCCGCAACTGCGGCCTAGCGTACTACGATACGGATAATCCGCCGCAGAAATCATATCAGGTCTGTCTGGGCCGCTCCAGCGCCTCGTGGATATCCCGGCTGGATAAATTCTCCACGGCGCTGGAGAGCACGGCCGATGGCGGCGTGGACATCCTGGCGGTGGAGATGATACAGGCACCGCAGGGAAAGCGGGGCGGGACTCCGCTCCACCCCGAGGTGATAAAATTGCACCGATATGTGGGGGTGGCGGCGCTTTTCGCCGCCCGCACGGGAGCCGCCATGGTCGAAATCGCCCAGAATACCTGGAAGAAGTCTCTGGGTAAAGGCAACATGAGCGCGGAGGAGGCGCGAAAGGCGGCGCGGATAGTGTGGAGGCTCGATCACGAGCCCGGCCCGGACGAGGCAGCGGCTTTGGGGATGCTGTGGTGCATACTCAACCGCTACAACGTCAAGGACATGGGGGTGAAGGAATGAATGCTAGTGAGCGGCGGAATATCCGCCTGGAGCGCGACCGGGCGATGGGCCGCGCAGACATGCCCGTCCCTTCGGCAGTGCGCACGGCCGCACCGTGGGCGGAGAGCGAGGCGTGGGACCCATACCGGGGCTACGCGCGTACCATTTGGTCCTGCCCGTTGTGCGGCCAGTTGGTACTGCACCAGAATCAGCCGCAGGTATGCGTGTGCTGCGGTTATGATCGTCCGGGCCGGTTTCCGTCCAGAGACTACGAGCGGCACCTCCAGGAGGTCCATGCCGCGGCAAGAGAAAGGGTGGATTCTTTCCGGGCGGCGGATGCGCTGGCGGGACAGTGCGGCCGCACCCGGAAAAGAGACGCGGTCCATGGCGCGCTGGCCAATGTGGCGAGGTTCGTGCCGGGCAACGATTGGGGACGGCGCGAGCCGCGCGAGCTGGCCATCCGGCGGGCACAGAAGGAACTCGACGACGAGGCGACCTGTGCGGACATCTTCAGATATTGTCTGGTTCAAGGCGGTGAAAAAGGAGGAGGCAAATGCGCATAAAAATGCAAATATGGCTGCTAAATAAGGGCAGGCGCCGCCTCTATCTGGCGGCGGCGTTCGAGCGCCGGCATGAATTGCGACAGATGGCAAAAAAGCTCGAGGCCGCGGGTTTTATGGTGGTGTCCGACTGGATTTACGAGGGTGATGAGGGAGATAAATTATCGGAAAAGCTCCATGAGCCCGGCAGGATGACCCCGCAGGACAGGATGAATTGCTGTTTGATTGGACATCGGGACCTGGAGCAGATAAAAAAATGTGACGCCCTGCTTCTGGTGGCGGGCGGCGCCCAGAGGGGAGGCAAGCATTTCGAGGCGGGCTACGCCCACGGGTTGGGAAAGCCCCTCTACCTTATCGGCCCGCCCGAGATAGTATTCCATTACACGTACTTTTTCAAATGGTTCGAGTCGGTGGAGGAGTTTATTGGCGCCCGCCCGGGAGGTTTCCTGGTTGCAGGGAGGAAAAATGGCTGACCGCCCATTATCCCGCGCCAGGCCGGAGCGTCCTTTGATCGTCTGCCGCGATTGCGGCCAGCCGCGGCCGCACAAGGCCAGGGGCCTGTGCCAGGCCTGTTATCAGAACGCTCGGCGCCGGGATCGCACCGGGTGCTGTCCCCGCTGCGGACTGGTGCGCCCTCTCATGTATGCGGGGCCGGGAGGACGGAGCATCTGCAAGACGTGCTACTCGAAAATCCAACGGCGGAGACCCATCACCTGCCCCGGATGTGGCTGGGAGACCCGCCACCATACTGCGGGATATTGTAACCGCTGCTACCAGCGCACCCGGCGCTCGAACGCGCACGGCAAGACCGTCAAACTTGACCGGCAGGTGTGGCGCGCCATGCAACAGCGGCACAGGGGGTTAAGGGCAGCCGGGGAACGGATCACCTTCACCGGTTTGGTCAACCAGGTTTTGGAGATTTATTTGCTGGAGAGGGGCTGCCTGCCCTGGAGGACCCGGGCGGGGAGATACAAAAGGAGGAAAGCAAATGGGAGCGACACGGACG